GGTGATCGCAGACCCCGATATTTTTCTAGCGTCAGCCCTTGATGCCCGTTATTGAGAACAGGCTAAGCCCAAGGGCGGGCGCAGCTATTCCCAGCGCCATAACTTCAACGTAAGCTGTTATGGACTTTAGTTAAGTCAATTTGCTGGTCACTTTCACTGAATTAGCGCTGATTAAGGGATGCAGTCAGGCGGCAGTTAGTCATGCTGTGCGGAAAGGCCGCATTAGTGAAGCCTTGGTCGAAAAGGACGGCAAACGCTGGCTAGACCGCGACTTAGCGCTGGAGCTATGGGATAAAAACACGGTGAACACGGCTAACAGCAAAGTGCGCAAGCCTGATCCGGTTGAACCTGCTCCGCGTGATGCTGACGAGCTTGAGGCAGCGATCAACAAGCTGCCAGATGATGCGATTCCAGAGCTGAATGAAAGCCGGGCACGGCGCGAGCATTATCAAGCGGAGCTAGCGAAATTGCAGGTGACGCAGCAGCGCGGCGAGCTGGTGCCGGTTGATGAGGTGAAGAAAGAAGCGTTCAATATTGGCCGTGCAGTGCGTGAAAGCTTGTCAAATTTGGCGGATCGGTTGAGCCATCAGCTGGCGGGTGAAACGGATCCGGTGGTGATCCATAAGTTGCTTAGCGATGAGCACCGTGCAGCGCTGCTGGAGCTGGCGGAATCATGAGCGCATGGCGTGATGGATTCATGGACGGGCTGCGGCCTGAGGCGCAGCTGACGGTGAGTGAGTGGGCTGATGGTTATCGATTGCTGAGCAGCAAAGCAAGCGCGGAGCCGGGGCCATGGCGCACGAATCGGACGCCTTACCTGCAAGAGCCAATGGATTGCTTGAGCACTGCATCAACGGTGCAGCGTGTGGTGATGATGTTTGCAGCGCAGACTGGCAAGACGGAAGCCGGCAGCAACTGGCTGGGCTATGTGATCGACCATGCACCGGGTCCGATGCTGTGCGTGCAACCGACGGTGGAGATGGCCAAGCGGTTGTCTAAGCAGCGGCTTGAGTCGATGATCAGCGAGACGCCGTGTTTAGCGAAGAAGATTGCACCGGCCCGCAGTCGGGACAGTGGCAACACGATGTTCAGCAAAGAGTTTCCTGGCGGAATGATGCTGCTGACTGGCGCCAATTCTGCAACGGGCCTTAGGTCAGCGCCGTGTCGCTACATCTTTGCGGATGAGATCGATGCGTTTCCTGCTGATGTTGATGGCGAGGGTGACCCAGTTAGCTTGGCGGAGAAACGGGCCACCACATTCGCCAGGCGCAAGATACTGCTAACGAGCACGCCAACGGTTAAGGATCACAGCCGGATCGAAGCAGAGTATTTGCGAAGCGATCAGCGGCGGTTTTTTGTGCCGTGTCCGAAATGTGGCGAGATGCAATGGCTGAAGTGGGCCCAGATGAAATGGGAGGATGGCGATCCGCAGAGTGCGCAATATGAATGCGAGCATTGCGGCGAGCGTTTTGAAGAGCTGCATAAACCGTCGATGCTGCGCCGTGGTGAATGGCGCGCTACGGCGCCGGGTGATGGTCGGACTGCTGGGTTCCATTTGTCGGGGCTTTACAGCCCGCTCGGGTGGTTTAGCTGGGCGGACATGGTTGAGGAGTTTTTAAGAGCCAAGGCTGATGCGCCGGCATTGAAGACGTGGTTGAACACAAGGGCAGCGGAGACGTGGGAAGAGGATTATGCAAGCAAGGTGAGCGCAGATGGATTGCGCGAGCGGTGTGAGTCTTATCAGCATGGGGTGATGCCTGAAGGCAGCGTGGCGCTGACTGCTGGCATTGACGTGCAAGACAACAGGCTTGCGATCAGCGTGTGGGCATGGGGCCGTGACGAGGAAGGGTGGCTGATTTACCACCAGGAGATCTATGGCGACCCGAGCAGAGCGGATTTATGGAAGCAGGTGGATGAAGCGGTGCTGCGCGAATGGGACCATGCGAGCGGTGCGAAGCTGCGACCTGATGTGGTGGCGATCGACTCAGGCGGCCACTTCACGGCGGAAACTTACCAGTTTGCGCGTGAACGTGCGCGGCAGGGCGTGATCGCGATTAAGGGTGCCAGCCAGCGGAACAAGGCGGTGATCGGCAAGGGCACCAAAGTGGACATCAACGCGAAAGGCCGGACGATGAAACGTGGCGCGGTGGTTTATAGCGTCGGCACTGATACGGCGAAGACGACGTTATTTGCAAGGCTGAAACATAACGAGCCGGGCGAAGGTTATTTGCATTTTCCTATGGAGGCGACTGAGGAGTATTTCCAGCAGCTGACGGCTGAGAAGCAGGTGATGCGATACAACCGCAACGGGATGCCACTTCGGGAATGGGTGAAGAAAGCGAACGCACGAAATGAAGCGTTAGACACGTTGGTCTATGCGTTTGCGGGATTGCACCACATGTATCAGCGCCGCGATCGGCGGACGATATGGGATCAGTTGGAGCGAAGACTTGAGGAGCCAGAAAAGGCACCGCTAAGATCGAAGAAAGCCGCGGCCACTACGGCTGGCAATTTTGTTAGCAACTGGTAGCCGTGAACATTCCAGCAACAATTAGGGCAGGCGACACGATTAAGTGGCGTGATGTTGCAAGCCAGGACAGCTTGGGGAATGCGATTGATAGTGGCGACTGGGCGCTGACTTATTACCTGCGGACCAATACAGCAAGCGAAGGCGCGACTGTAGTGGGTAGTGCTTATGGCACAGGTTGGGAATTTACGATTGCTGCAAGCACTAGCGCGGATTTTGCTGCTGGTGATTGGTACTGGCAGGCGATTGCGACTTATGGCAGCGAGAAGGTAACGCTTGGCGCTGGCCAGCTGACTGTGCTGGCGGCGCTTGATTACACCGGCACGCCCGGTGCATTGGATGGCCGCACACAGGCTGAAACTGATTTGGCAGCTGTGCAAGCTGCTATCCGTTCAATTGTTAGTGGCGGTGGCGTCAAGAGTTACAGCATCGCCGGCCGTAATTTGCAGAAATACGAGTTATCCGATTTGATTGCTTTAGAAAGTAAACTAAAGGCTGAGGTAAACCGTGAGCGGGCAGCGGACCTGATCGCAAACGGCAAGGGCAATCCTCATAATCTGTTCGTTCGATTCTGATGGGCCTCCGCACTCGCTTCTTTAGGGCTTTGGGTTTCGAGCCAATTCGCCGCCGTGGTCGCCGGATGTATGACGGCGCCACAACAGGCCGGTTGTTGAATGATTGGATTGCCGGCGGCACCAGCGCTGATGCGGAGATTAATGGCAGCATCAGCCGGTTGCGGAATCGTGCGCGGCAGTTGGTGCGTGATTCGGACTATGCGAAGCAAGCCAAGCGCGCGGTAATGAATAACGTCATTGGCACCGGCATCAAGCTGCAGGGTCAGGTGATGATGCAGCGGGGCGGAAAGCTTGACGAAACGATCAACGATCAGATCGAGCGCGCTTGGAAGTATTGGGGATATAAGAGCTATTGCGACGTTGCGGGCAAACTGTGTTTTGCCGACATCGAGCGCATGGTGGTTGGCGCCATGTGCGAGTCAGGCGAAGTTTTTATCAGGTTGATCAAGCGACCATTTGGCGGCAGCAAGATTCCGTTTGCGCTGCAAATTATCGAGGCTGACCAGTTAGACGAGACTTATACCGGCAAGAGCAGCGCAGCCGGTAATGAGTGGCGCATGGGCGTTGAGGTTGATGCGTTCGGCCGCCCTGTGCAATACGCCTTTCTTGCCAAGCACCCTGGCGACGCACCATTCACAGGCGCACCTGGCAAGCGGCATTTGATGCTGCCTGCTGATGAGGTGCTTCATCTGTTTATCAGCGAGCGGCCGGGCCAGACCCGTGGCGTCACTTGGTTCGCTAGCGCAATCAAGCGGTTGCACCATTTGACGGGATACGAAGAAGCCGAGGTGGTACGTGCGCGTGCTGCCAGCAGCTTGATGGGTTTCATCACCAGCCCCGAAGGCGAGCTTTATGGCGATGAGGTATTGAACAATGAGCGGGTCAGCAATTTTCAGCCTGGCGTCTTCAAGTATCTGCAACCGGGTGAATCAGTAACGGTGCCTCAGCTTGATGCGCCTGATGGTCAGTTTGAACCGTTCACGCGGGCGATGCTGCGCGCTACAGCTGCCGGCATTGGCGCGTCATACGAAACGGTGAGCCGTGACTACAGCCAAAGCAATTACAGCAGCAGCAGATTGAGCTTGCTGGAGGATCGCGAGAATTGGAAAGCAATCCAGCGTTATCTAATCGAGAATTTTCACCAGCCAGTCTTTGACGCTTGGCTGGATATGGCCGTAATGGGCGGCA